CCGACCTCCCGATCATAGGACCGCCGTCCTTCCAGCGTGCATGTCAACTGCGCGCCCGCGACCAGATCACGCACCCGCACCGTGGCGGCGTCACCGGCAGCCGTGCCCTTTTCCGCGCAGTCCAGGTTGGCGATGCGGATCGGGATGAGGCCGACGACGATAGTGTCACCGTCCCGCACGCGAGTCACATTGTCGATAAGGACTGCGCCCGCGCTGGCCGGATGCTGCTCGGAAGCCTTCGGCTCGACGGTGCGCCGCACCCGGGACGAACTGCCGCTCCAGGCATCGCCACCGCGCAGGATCGACACGCCGCCTTTGTCGGGCGCACTGTCGGCCTGCTGCTGGGTCAGGTAGGCGGCAACGCACATGGCGGCTACCGAAAGAAATATGGTCTGGTGAATCAATCGCATACGCGCTGCTTACTCCGGGGATGCGGCAAGAGTTTGGCGATAGCTCAGCCACCCTGCGGCAACCAGCGACGGCACGATAATCCCCGGGAAAATCCTTAGGCCGCTGTGATCTGTCCCTTGCAACACCCGCAAATGTCGCATACATATACGACATAGGCAGACGGAACAGACCGGAAGCCAGACGGTAAGGAGACCGGACATGACCAGCTTCAACATCTTCGCAAACGGCACCTTCTGGGGCACCTTTGAAGGCGAAACCGCTGAGGAAGCTATCCAGAAAGCGGCTGATGAACTCGGCACCATAGACGTGGGGCAAGACCATGCCAGCACCGAAGGCATGACCGCAGAGGAAGTGTAATGGACTGGCAAGACGCAGCGCGCGCGCTGTGGGGCGAGGACTGGATCGCCCCGCTATCCGAGCTTCTTGGCGCCAATCGCCGCACGGTCGAGCGGTGGCGGTCAGGGGACGGCCAGCCGCGCGAAACTACCGCCGAGACACTGGTGATGTTGGCACGCCGGTCTGGCGTTGACGCCCGCGCCATGGGGTCAGCCCTGCGCCGCATGAGCAATGGCGAGACGGCTCAGGATCTGGTGGCGGAGATGAATGCGACCATGCGCAGCCTCAAGCGCATCGAAGCCGTGTCAGACAGGCTGGTCGCTATGCGCCGGAATGGCGACTGGCCGCCTGGCGCCACCATCTGAAGCCACGCCGGAGCGGCCAGCGTCGCCTCACCTCGACGCCTCGACCAGCTTGGCCCGTGCCAGATTTGTGATGACTTCGGGAGCGGGTCGCAGAGCCTTGATTGCATCCGGCACACTGGACTGCGCATAGCCCACCGCCGCCTCAGCAGCGATATGCCCGGACAGCCCACGCTGGATCGCCATGCGGGCGCCGGTCAGCAGCGCCGATTGCAGCGCCTCGCGGTGGCGCGCCTCGATCTGGATGCCCCAGTTGCGCCGGGCAGCATCTGCCGCCCAGCCGATGAGGACGGTCAGCACAGCCCCGAGGATTTCGAGCGCGTGCGGCAGAAGCGCCTGCACCAGCGCGGTCAGGATGTCGTTCATGGTCATTGCTCCTGCGTGGACGCGGCTGGCGAAAAATCCGCAACCAGATATCTGACCATCGCGACGGCCTGCGTGTAGTTGAGGACGTTGGTGCCGGACGGGTGGCGCTGAAATTCGTGAGGCGTCCCAGCATTGCCAACCGGCTCGAAGCTGATACCGCCATCCGGGCTAAAGTCGGGCGGCAGCGGCCACGCGAGGAACCGCGCGGCCATGTGCTTGATCTGATCTTCGGTCATGTCAGGCTCCTTTGAACCATGTGGGAACGTGGAAACCGGGGCACGCCTTGGCGGCATACTGGTTGTGCCCGGAAACGGTGGCGATCTGGGTGCGCATCGAGATGGCCTCGATCTGATTGCGCAGCTGCACCAGCTGGCGGTCGGTGAAATGCACCTCGGGCCGATCCGTCTCGGCCGATCCGAAACCGCCGATCAGGCAAATGCCGATAGTGCCGTTGTTCCGCCCCACCACATGCGCGCCAATTTCGGTTTCGCGTCGGCCCGCGCGCAGCTCACCAGACCGGCCCAGCACCCAGTGGTAGCCGATGTCGCGCCAGCCGTTCGCCTTGTGCCAGCGCCGGATCTCGGCCACCTGCGCGTCGATACCGTCGCCGTCCATCCACTCGGGGCGGGTGGCGCTGCAATGCACGATGATCTCGCGCACCGGATACCGCGCACTGCCCTGATAGATCATCGAGGTAGTGACCGGCGCGACATCCCGCGCGGCGACCGGGGCGCCCTGCCCCCAGCGCACAGCCGTGGCGCGCGTGCGCGGGCCGTCGATTCCGTCGATGGGGCCCGGCGAATAGCCAGCCCCGGCCAGTCCGGTCTGAATGGACCGGATGTTTTCGTCTGCCATGATGTTGCTCCAAGAAGAAGCCCGCGCGAGGCGGGCGGGGTCAGGGTCGCGGTTGCAGCTTTTCCAGCTGCGCTTCGATACGACTGATGCCGATCTGGATGCTGCGCAGATCGCTGGACTGACTGGCCTGCGCGATTTCGACAGCACGGATGCGCGCCTCCCGCGCCTCGGCCGCGCGCTGCATCGCCAGCACGTCGGCAGACAGTTGCTCCTGCCGCGCCGACAGAGTGGCATAGCCCCCGATGCAGGCCGCCAGCACCGTCACGATGCTGATGACATGCCCGAGACTGATCTTATTGTCGAACTGGACGGACATGGCGCCTCCTGCGCATGGAAAAGCCCGCCGAAGCGGGGCGGATCAGTAGAGCGTCGGGAAGCGGTCCAGCGCTGCGGTCTGGATCAGATCCAGCAGCGCATCGCTGTTATCGCCAGCATATTCCGCGAAGCACCACGCCGCCGCGATCCCGCCCTCGTCCGCATCGGCAGACAGCGCAGGCGAGGCGGACGGATCGTAGGTCGAGAACAGCGTGAGCTTGGACGTGCCAGGCGTTATACTCTGGTTGGTGACGTGATGCACCTCCACGCCGTCAATCCAGATCGTAAAGGTCGTGGCAGACGGCTTGTAGCTGACCACGACCAGATGCCAGTCAGCCGTCGTGATACCGCTGATGATCGCAAGATCAAGCCCGGTCGGCCCTGTCGCCGTGTAGCGCTTGAACACCATCTTGTCGTCGCTGCGCAGGCAGATGCCATGCGCGCCACCGGCTGCACCGCCAATGCCCAGCAGCACGCCACCGAGATTGGTCGACGCCTTGCCGACCACGGCCAGCGTCCAGTCACCACCGGCATTGACCACTCCGGTATTGGTCATCAGCCCGCCCACCGGATCAGCAGCCAGCGCCTGATACCACGGCGCCCCATCCGGCCCGCCCGTCTCATGGCGGCTGGGGCGAATGCCGGAGACGATGGGCGCGGCATATGCCCCAGACAGCGTGTCCGCAATGCCACCAGCCTCGATGGAATTGAGCCATGGCGCTGCCAGAAAGCGCGCGGTTGGACGCTGCACAAGCAGGCGCTCAGCTTCGGAAAGGATCAGCGGCCCGACGCCTGCGGTAGCAGCATCGGCCATGACGTTTACGACGGTTTTGGTTGCCATGTCAGGCTCCTGTCAAATGGCGATGGTGGATGGGATCAGCCAGTCATAGCTGTCGATTGCGGACCCGCTCAGCGGGTGGGCGACAGACCCGCGCAGCAGGCCGCGCGCCATGGTGGTGTTGTCGCCGCCCTCCCACGTCGAGTAGGACCGGGAAGCATAGCGGATGCGGGTGCCGCCACGGATACCGGCGCTCGCCAGCGTCAGCGTGATGACATTGGCGCTGACAGACACATTGGTCACGGTGATCGCCCCGGCCTCTGTGGTGACCTCAAATCCGCAATGCGCGCCCGGATCGCCCACGATATCCTCACTGGTGTCGATCACCAGATTCCCGCCGTATGGCACAGCGCAGATCAGGGCTATGGTGGTGTCATTGACCCACCGATAGCTGGCGATATCGCAGGGGCGGAACCCGGTGCCATAGGCGCAGCGCAGGGCAGCGCGGCCCATCTGCGCCCCGAGGCGACGATACCCGGTCGCGGTCGGGTGAAAAGGCGATGTGTCCCCTGTCGTCTGAAATTCAACGCCATAGGCCGGGCCCGAGTTGACGAAAAGCAGGGGATGATCCGTGGTCAGGATGCGCGCTGCTTTCTGCCATGGTGATGCCCGACCATCATTCGGGGCGCGCTGGGTCGAGTAGAGCACAGCGATGCACTGGCGCCGTTGGCCGTATACCTCTTCTGCAAGCTCCTGATGATCGAGGCGCCAGCGCATGATATTGCTGACCGCCTTCATGGGGTCAGCGTCCAGCGCAGCGTCAGCCTCACCCTCGTGGATTGCGAGCACGGCAAGCTCCGCTGACTGGCCTGCGGCGGCGGCATGATAGCGCACCTCCTCAAAGATGCGCCGCGTCTCCAGCCAGCGCGACGATCCGCGCATCATGGCGAGATATGGGAGGCCTCCCGTCGCTGAAACGGTCGCAACCATTTGCGGCGTCTCTCCAAACTCAGAAACGAAAGCATCGGCCATGCCGTTGACGATGCTGATGACGGGCGGTTCCGCCGTCGCAGGTGCCGCCAGATCGACAAATCCCGTTGACGGCTTCCCATTGGGCACAACGCCAGCGCTGAGCATCATCACCCGCCCGGTGTGGGTCGTGGCCCCGCTTTCGCTGGCCGCCACGGTGCCCAGAGTGAAAGACTGGCCGATGGCGTGCACATGGTGCATGACGTTTCCGACCGGCATGGCAAGGCTCTGGTCGGTCGTGTAGTTCGTTCCAGCCGCGAATTTTTGGGCAGGATAGCCCGGTGTCAGAGCATTGCCGCTCCGCGTCACGCTGGCATCCTGAGGCAGGAGCGTGGTCCAGATCGGCACGCCAGCCCCGAGGCGGATACCGTCACCCGCCACCTGCACCAGATCAGGCAGTTCGGTGGTCCATAGGGCAATGGCGCGCTCGGCAATCGGCGTCAGGTCATTGCGCACCTCAGCGCCAGCCTGATCGCACCAGATGATTGCAGCGCCAATGGTTGTCCAGATCGTCAGGGAAGCGCGGGCAGCCGTTGCCGCGATACGATCCGCTGTCTCTGCTGCAATCGCGCCCGGCAGCGCAGCGAGGCTGGTCCGCTCAGCGCCGGTCATAATTTTCGCCGTGGCAGTCTCGGCCAGCACCGACACGTCATCGCCCGGCTGCACGGCGGTGTCAGCCTTGCCGCCCTGCGCCGCCGTGGCATACGCACTGGTATCCGTCGTAGCCGCCGATCCAAGACCCATCGCCGTGCGCGCCTGCGCTGCGGTCAGGTCTTGCGGCGGGCCAGAGCCAGCGCCCGAAGCGCGCCCCTTGATACGGGCCTCAGACATGTCTGCCATCTTGGCATTGGTGACGGCACTGGCAGCGATGTCAGCGGTATCGACGGTGTCTTTTTGCGCCAGATCGCCAAGGGCACCAATCGCTGCGGAAATGGCAGCATCGCGCGCCGCCGCCTCCGCGACAATATCAGCCGCCAGAGCCGTATCGCCAGAGGCACGGGCGGCCGCCTCGGTCGAGATGGCATTGGCAAGGGTTGTTGTCTCGCCGTTGATTGCGTCCTCATGATCCTCCACGGACGCAACCTGAGACGTCCCGCTCCCGGAGATGGGCAGGGTATAGGTCATTGATGCACCTCAGATAGTGTTAGGGGGTGCCGACGATGCGGCGGATGCTGTTCTGTGACAGGGCGGGCCAGACGCCAGGTGAGACGGCCTGATCAGCCAGTGTCTCCGTGGAGCCATCGCCATAGGTGACGGCCAGATCCAGCGTGGCGGTCAGGCCGCGCAATTCGGGGATATCTGCGGCTCTGGCCGCTGACGTGGCGCTGGTCGGGATGTAGCTCGTCTCGTCCGCCCCGGCCTCGATCTGCACGCGGTCGATGAAAAGCGTGGTATTGGCCGTGCCAGCCACATTTTCGGTAGTGCTGACAGACCAGCCCATGTCCCATTGGGTCCAGTTGGACGCGACGGGAGAAATCTCCCCAGTCAGTGTGATGCGATAGAGGCCGGTTGCCACCTCGCGCGCACTGACATCACTGGACCCGATAGCCGCAGGTGGATTGGTGCCGAATGGCGCAGTAGACGAATATGTCGGCACACCGCCTGCGAGGTAAATCCGCACCGTCTGTCCGCCTGTCGTGTGGCGCATCCTGACCCATAGATATGCCGTGTCGCTACCGGCTGGCCGCGCCACATCAAAAGACATGGTGTAGATCGCATGGGCTGCCACTGCATCGGTGAGCGCCCGGATTACCCTGTGCGTCACTGCCGACCCGCTGGCGAGGAATGCCGTGATCGTCGCCCCGTCCAGCGCCGACCGTGTGGCCGCACCAACGCTCGCGCCGCTCAGCGTCCAGTTGCTCGCGCTGTAGCGGCTATAGGGGGTCATGTTCGTTGCGGCTGGTTCAGCCAACAGTGCCCGCACCCCGGTCGAATAGTCGAACCGCGCCACGTCTGCCGCCGCCGTCTGAAGCACGCCGGAACCGTCGATATATGTCGCCGTGCTGGCGCGGGTCAGACCAAATGCCGTGGCCTGCGGCACTGCGGTGCGGTCAATCTCATAGAGCGCATCTTCGAAATCGGCCCGATACCGCGGAACACCTGTGGTGACGACGATTGCTGTCTCTGTCACCCAGTCAGATGTGCGGCCCGCCGACATGGCGCGCACGCGGATTTCATAGGTGCGGGTATCGGACACATAGTCGAGATAGGCGAATACCCGGTCATCGGCATTGCGCACATCCGCGTCAATCATGCCGCCATCGGTCCAGTCGCCGCCAGTCTCTCGCCACTGCCATTCATAGGCCATGACGCCAGATGAGGGCGACGGCGCAAACTCGAACAAAACGCGGGCCACATAGCCGCCCCATGTCTCCACCACCACATCAGCACCGGACGTCGTGAGGATGTCACCAGGCGGTGCCAGCGTCAGGCTGGCGTCGATATCGACCGCGACCGCATAATCCTGTTCATCCGTCTCGGGATTCCAGGCATAGACCGATGACGCAATGCCAGATGCCTCAAACGGTAGCCTAAAGGCTACACCGTCGCCCGCGTCCAGAAAATGCGCGGGGTGAATGCGCGTGATCTGATATACACCATTGCGCGGATCTGTGGCGCGCGGCAGGTCCATCGTGATATTGGCCCCTGCCACCAGATCAAGGTGACGCGGGAACAGGATACCACCGATGCGCTTTTGCTGGCCGCGCATCCGCGCCTCGATCTGCGCGAGACGGTTGGCCTGCCGCGCATAGGGCACAAGCGATAGCTCCAGATCCTCCACGCGGTCATCGCCACCGTCCCAGCCACCGCCGCCCGGAACCTCGATAGGCGTCAGCGTCGTATCCTCCCAAGCCGCTCCCGGCTCGGGATAGATCGCCCGGATCGCGCGCGGCATATCCCTGCCCCGCGAAATCGCCGTGAAAGATACCGGCGCCTCGTCCAGCACGTCGGTGATATCGGCAGACGGCGCCAGATACTCGCCCGGCTGATAGCCGATCATGCCGCCGATCTGGACCAGCCCACCCCCGCCCGCGACCTCCAGCGGGCGCAGAAGCTGGTAGAGCTCAGACTGTGGATTCCAGACGATCACGCCGCCGACGCGATAGCGCGGGTCCGATTCCAGACCGCCTTTGCGCAGCACCAGTTCGTCGGCCACCTCGACCTGCCGATTGATGCTGGCCATGTGGATCAGGCTCGTGGGCAGCTTGGCAATCGGATTGGTGCGCAGCGCATCCAGCAAGCACAGGCCCTGATTATCAGACCACTCCCATGTCGCCGGATCGTCAGGGTCTTGCGCGATATCGTCAGGGTTCCAGACCTTTGACCACTTGCCGGTGACATGCACCTGCGGGCGGCCCTGCGGCCAGCGCTCGCCCGCTGATTTCGCAGAGCCTTTCTTGAGACGCAGCCACAGGACCGTGCGGCCGGCCCATACGTCTGTCGGCCAGAATTTCGCATTGTCCGATGAACCTGCATCGCCCCACTCAGACATGATCAGGTCAGGCGGCGCGGTCTGATCGCCCAGCCCCAGCCATGCGGTCATATAGCCGTCGAATGGATCATTGATCGCCGTCGCCCCGGTCGAGAAATCCAGCATGTCGCCGCTGAACTCGACCAAACGGTTGTCGAACTCGATTGCCGACACACTGTCGGACGGGCGCGAATTGAGGATGATGCAGGCATACAGGATGCCATCATTGACAACCCAGCCCGGCGCCCATGATCCGACGATCCGCGCCTCGCCATAGGCAGTGCGATAGACCGGCAGGCTGCGCGTCACCTCCAGCTCGCGCGACTGGTCGCCCATGCTCGGGCGTTTTGCCAGTGCCAGCGAAACAGTGGACAGCAGAATAGACGTGCCGATCTGCGCAATGCCGGTCGCCACGGCCTGCGAAAATCCCGCCGTCACCAGCCAGCCAGCTACGGTTTCGACCATATCCGCCCCACGTCCTGCAAAATCTGATACCCGCCATCGCAGCGGCCAGCCCACCAGCCCGCCTGATCCAGCCCGATCACCAGCGCCGGGCCGGTCGGCATGACCGCCGTTGCCAGCGCGCCGGGCTGCCAGCCGCAGCGCGCCAGCCCTGCCCGGTCGGCCAGATCATCGGCCAGCGCCTCAAACCCGCCCGCCCGCGCGATGATCCGCGCCGCGCCCATCGCCGTGCTGTAGCGGCCCCGCAGCGGCGCCATCGGGTCGATCCCGTGCAGCCGCTGAAACACGTCGCAGGCAGCCGGACAACAGTCCGACATACCCATGACAATCGGCCCGCGCATCACCGCAAGCACATGGTCAATCACCACTTGGGAAGCGCCGTCGTCGTACGAGCCAGTGCTGCGGTCAGCCACCGGCCAGCAGTATCGCCGGGATACTCGGCTGCCTGATCCGCCTCGCTATGGTACGCCGCAGGACGCAGGCGCTGCGAGGCGCGCGACACCACCGGCAGCGTGATCGTGCTGCGGACCTCCTGCCCCTCATAGCCCTCGGTCGAGGCCATGCCATCCACATAGCCTGACCATGCCAGCACCGGATCAGATACAAGCGTCGTTCCGTTGCGCACCGTCGTCAGCCCGAAATAGATCAGCACCTCAGACCCACGCGGATCGACGGACAGCAGATCGTCGATGACCTCCGGCAGGCCGCCAAGTGTCAGCGCGCCATCGTCCGAGGCAATGCCGGTCATTTCGCCGGGCAGCGTCACGCCGCCCATGCTGCCCACCCCGGTCCAGTCGTGGCCGCCCCATGTGATCGTGCCGAAATTGCTGTGCGCCCGCTGCACCCCGCCCGGCCAGGCCACATACACCAGCATCACCGGGTGCATGGGACCATCAAGCGCGGCCAGCATGCCCGATGGAACGCCACGCGACATCACCATGGGTCTACCTCCGTCGCCCCGGCATATTCGTCAGGCAGCACCTCGCGCAGATCAACGGTGAGCGTCCAGTTTTCGGCCACGGGCTGCGTGCCGCGCGGCGCGCCCAGCACCTCGAAAACCACGCTTTCCATATCCTGCAAGCTGATCACACCGGCAGGCAGGGCGCTGGTCAGCTTGATCGTCACCTCGCCATCTGCATCGCTCACGGCCAGCGTGACAGCCCGCGCCGTCTCGCTGTCTGCACCTGCCGGATAGGACCGGATCACATCGTCAGGCCGGGCAACGATTGCATTGGGCGGCAGGTCGGTCAGCGTGATCGTCGGATAGCCGTCGGCGCTGGTGCCGGTCGTGGCAATGCGCACCGGGCCGGTAAACCACCGCAGCGGATCGCCGCCAGATGTCCATGACAGATCCGGGTCGGTTCCGGTTGTCCAGGTCAGCGGCGCGGTATAGCCACCGCCGCGCGCCTTCGACCGCGCCTGATCCATCCACCAGTTATCGCCGCATACGGACATGCGGATCAAATCAACCCCGCCGTCGATCTCGCGCCAGAGCTGCGCCATGAACCCGGCCCCGGCCCGAGACTCGCGCGCGATCTCACGCGCCTGCGCCTCCAGCGCCCGCACAAGCGCGCTGGTGATCGGTGTTCCAGCCGCCCTTGCATCCGCGATCAGGCTGGTCTTGATCCGCGACACGTCCGCGCTGCGTGACAAAGCCGATACCGACAGGCTGGTGACGCGGCGCGCTGGCCCGGCAGACGACACCGCGCGGGCACCAGAGAACAGGCCCTGCGACCGCGCCACGGGCCGCTCGACCACCGGCGCGCGGGACATGATGCCGACGGGCGGCCATGCGACGATCCTCATCCGATTGGCACCTCTTGCGCGCGGCGATAGGTAGCGGCGACGGCCTGCCCGACCATACCGGGCGTGGCCTGCGCGACGACGCGCCCAGCCTCATCCCGCACCGTTGCGCGGAAATTGCCAATGCTGTCATCCCAGCCGATCTGGATTGACTGCGACCTTGATGCCGCGCTGTCTGCCATCCGCTTGCTGATGTCGTGCGGGATGATCTGCGTTCCGCGGGGAAGGTTCATGATTTCACCGCCGCGCTCATTGACCTGCGTCAGGCCACCGCGCCAGTTGTTCGTGCCGTCTGCATTGGCCCCGATGCCCAAAGACCCCAGTATGCCACCAAGAATACCGCCGCCCCCGAGGCCGTTGAACAGGTTCTGGAAGCCGCTGCTGAAAACCATTTCCGCCAGCTTTCCGATGATCTGCGAAAGCACCTGCTTGAAGCTGCCACCCTTCAGGATGAACTCGCTGAAAGCATTCGAGATACTGTCGCGCCAGTCGTCAGTGGCTTCCTTCAACTTCTTGAGGCCGTCTATTTGGGTAAGCGTGTCAGAGATGACCTTTCCAGCCTCACTTGAAGCGGAAACACCAGCCTCCTTCTGCTTGCCCCAGATTTCGGCTTGCAGGTCAGTCATGCCCACCGTCGCGCGCAGCTTCTCCGCCTCCTCGCGCAGGGCTTTCATCACCTCTTGCAGCTTGGACAGCTTTCCAGCGGCGCCAGACCCACTCCCGCCAGCGGCATCAAGGCCATCGCCAAGGACGCTCATCCCGTTCGCGGCGTTTACAGCCGACGCGGCCACTTGCTCACCAATAGCGGCCACGCTTTTCAGTGGCGCGCTAAATGCGTCAGCCGCAGCAGATGCAGCATCACGATAGCCAGCCGCTGCATCCTCTGCCGCCATCTGCGACTTGAGAAGCGATTGGGTAATTCGTGCATCGGCGCCTTGCAGGCTCATCCCGAACAGCGAATTAAGCCCATCCGCGATTGTCCAGGTGAACTCGACCCAAGCGCCGGCCATGCGGTTCAGGGCGCCGATGAAAAACGCCTGAATGCTTGACGACATGGCCGCGACCGAATTGGTGACATACGAAACACCGTCACCGATGCGCGACCAAACCTCAGATGCCACATTCTTCAGCGCAGCCAACGCGCCAGATACCCCGCCGACTGCGCCGACGACCTCACCCATCCGATAGACGACTTCGCCCGCAACGATGATCAGCGCGCCCAGCCCCGTGCGGATCAGCGCGCCGCGCAACGTCACCAGCGCAGTGGAAAGCGAGATCGTGGCGATCTTCGCCGCCGCGAATGCCGCAACCCATTTGGCGCCCATGAATGCCAGGAACGTCCCGATATAGGCAGACAGGCGCGGGATGATCGCGGCGAAAGTCCGCACCATATCGCCAAGCCAATGGCCTTCCTGAGATGCGGTAACGAAAGCCTGAGCAAGTGCGTTTAGAACCGGAACAACCTGTGCGGCGATCAGGTTGCGGAACCCGGTCAGCGCCATCTGAACTTCGGAGAATGACTGCTTTGCGCGGGCGAAGCTGGCAACCGTATTGCTGTCCAGAACCACGCCAAGAGCGGCTGCCTTCGCAGCATATTCCGCCATTGCCTTGCCGCCGTCGCGCAAAAGCGGAACCAGCGCCGTGCTGTCCGACGCCATTGCCTCCATGAAGAAGGTGAAATCTTGCTGGTTCAGGTTTGCCTTCTGGAGGCTGTCCACATAAAGCTGGAGCGCCTGCGGGCCGGACAAGTTACGGAATTGATCGGCTGTCACTCCGACGAGTGGCGCGACCCGCTCGAAAAAATCCGCCATCGGGCCGCCGCCAGTGGCGATGAAGTCGCCAACCCTGTCATTCACATCCTTGAGGATGTCAGCCAGCTTTTCCTGTTCGATACCGACAGATTGCGCGCCAGCCGCCCAGCCCTGAAATTCCTCAGGGGCGGCATTCGCGAGTTGCGCCGCGCGCTTGATTTCAGCCCCTGCGTTTGCGGCAGCAACACCAATGGCAGTCATCGCCGGGACAGCAGCGGCAGCGGCAGCGCCGAGCGCCTTGCCAAGCCGCCCGGCGAAAGCGGTAGCCTGAGACTGGACCTGCTTGATGCCAGCCTGAAAGGCGGCGCTGTCCAGCCCAAGGGCGACGAACAGCGAACCGATTGCCTGCGCTGCCATTACACTTCACCTTTCAAATGCCGACATGACACGCCATTTTGGGAGTCTGATTTCGTTATGGGCCAGCAGATGCGAACACTACTCATGCTGTCGTTCTTCTTATTCGCCTCCGGGAGGCTGGACGCAGATCCTCTTGGAGAGGATATTTCGCGAACCATTTCGAGATGCTGGAATGTCGGATCGCTTAGCGATTCCGCTCAGAGAACCAGCGTCACGTTGGACTTTTACATTGATCAAGAAGGGATGGTTTCAGCCTCATCCATTCGAATGACAAGCCACAGCGGAGACATCAATGCAGCTTCTCAGGCGTTTGAGGCTGCGCGCAGAGCCGTATTGAGATGTGGCGGATTTGGTTATACTCGCGCCTCATGGGGCGGATACTCCGTGACCGCCATATTCTCTTCAGGCGTCATTTCGGCGGTCACGCGCCAAGCAGCGCAAGGTATCTAGCCACCAGCCTTCGCCCCCCAAGCGATAGCCAGCGCCCGCAGATTGGCCTCCAGCACTTCGGCAGATTGCCGCGCGCCTTGCTGGAGTTTCTTGCGGAACGCCTTGTCATATGTCGGCATTTTTCCGGCGAATGCGCCGCCGGATAGAGCCGCCGTGTTGTAAGCCTGCCGGTTCATCGCCTCGGTCTCGCGCTCGATCCGGCGAATGGCGCCCTGCATGTGCAGATCGTAGAGCCTGAATGTCAGCCCCCAGAACGCGGACGGGTCGAACCCGGCCGCCACATAATCGACCAGCAGGCCGGATATGGTCAGCGGCGGGCCTTTCCCCGCCCCACCCCGTTTCCCGGCTTGGCGTCCGGGAACGCAGCCTTCAGCGCCTCGCCCAGCGACGGCAGATTGGCTTGCAGCATCGCGCCAGCATCTTTCAGCGTCACGTCGGGGTGCCGATCTTTCAGCCCGGCATGGAAAAGCGCCCGCATCTGACTGATGGTCAGATCGCCACCTGCCAGCGCCTTCATGGCGTTCTGGCCGGTAGCATCCTCGAAATCAGCCAGCGCGTTGAAATCCAGCACCAGCGTGTAGCTGGCGCCGTCATGCTCAAACTGAACCTCGCCCTTGATCGCGTTCGCCATGATCAGACCGCCGCCAAGGTCACAGCCCCGGTCGCCTTGACGGTGAATGTGGCGCTCATCTTGTCATCGGCCACGAAGTCGCCAATCTCATAGCCCGTCACGATGCCAGAGAAGGTCAGCTTGACGGTTCCGCTCGGCGCGAGGATCGTGAACGATTGCGCGCCGTCGGTATTGAATGCGGTCAGCAGAGCATCCGACGCGGCAACGGCAGGGACATAGTTGATCGTGATCGACGCCTCGCCAGCGTCTTTCAGCGCGCCGATGTATTCCTTCCACATCCCGTCACTTTCGAGGTGCGTCACCTCCACCGTGTCGCGGGTCATGCCGGGCGGTGTGATGCTCACCACCTCACCCACATAGGTCGGGGTGGCGCCAATGCCGAAGCGGGCGCCGTAGCCGATATCTGCGTTCGAAGCTGCCATTACGGAGCCCTCCAGTTGATGATGAAATCGTGGCTGATCCGCGAGGGCCGCGCGTTGGCGGCGTCCTCTTTGAACTCGCGCGTGCTGTCCACGAAGGCACCGCGAATACCTGTCTGATTTGCGAGGCCGTAGCCGTTCAGGGCGCCAACGATTGCCGCCGACAAAGCCCGCGCCTGCACTCGGTTGATCCCATAGCAGTCGATCTGCACCCGATAGCGCCACAGCGCATCCGTGCCGCGCAGGTGCGGTTCATCTGCGCCGCTGATGATCGTCAACACGGCAGCCGGTGCGTCAGCATCCTGCGGGATGTCGCCCCAGTATATCCGCTGGCCGCATACTGCATTGACCGCCGCTGAGCCTGTCAGCAGCGTCCAGAGTTCGCTGTCCATCCGCTATTGCCCCGCCCGCTTCGCCGCCCGCGCCACGGCCCTGTCAATCTGCACCCGCAGTTGATCGGTGATGATGACCAGTGCACGCCCTTGTGTCGCATCCCACGCCGGTCGCACGAACGGCTGCGGCGCCGTTCCAGGGTGCTGAGATCCGGCAAACTTGCCGCCGTTGATATGCGGTGCAGTTCCGAATTCCACCAGATGAGCATGTGGAGCGCGAACTGTAGGTCCGACGAACATGATCACCGGAGGCATTGTGCCCTTTGCAGCGCGGCGCGCATCACGCATAGCCTTCACTGCCATGGCCTTATTTCCGGCAGTATCACGCATGGCCTTGGCATAAGCCGCCTTCCCAACCTCGCCTTTGATCTTGGTGCTGACTGCAATGTTGTGCTTGAGCCGCCCCGTATCCTCCGGGGCCTTCGCGGACATTGCCGCTGCAACTGGCGCACCGGCTTTCTTCAAGGCATTGCGCGCAACAGTCCTGCGTGTCGCCGCCTTCTCCAGCTGTGTGAGAGCCGCTTCAAGCTCCTTAAGCCCTTCGACGCGGATCGAGACTTTCATCAGTCCAGCCTGGCCTCTGCCGTAATCTCGATCATGTCGCGGCGACCGACTTCCTTGATACCAACGATCCGAAACGTCAGGCCGCCCTCGGTCAGCGCATCCTTGGGCTTTAGGCTGCTGGTTACGCTCGACCACCGCACCATGAAGCGCGAGCGCAAAACGCCTTCCACCGAACCAGCCGCCGCCTTTTCGGAATCTGAAACATCTTTGCGAGATGCCCAGACATCAGCGAGATGAGCAACGGTCTCGACATACCCTGTGCCGGTATTGGCGCTTGTAACGACCGAAAGAGACACCCGACGATCAAGCAACCCCGCCTGCATCACAGCACCCTGCGCCAGCGGCCCAGCAACGCCTGCGCGGACATCGGAATTTCGGAGACGGAACCACCAGCGGCAACAACCCCGCGATGCTCATGCCAATGCTCGACCATCATCTTCATGGCCATCTTGATTGCCGGCGGCACGTCCGCTGCATCCCCGAAACCACAAACCATCGTGATCCGCACCGGGTATGGATCAGATGCACTCAGCGCGGGCTGGGTGAAACCGCTGGCAAAATGCAGCTCAGGGGCCATTCCGGGCGCGCGCTGCAACCATGTCATGTCGACATCGACATCCTGTTCCGCTCCGCCCTGATCCAGATATGCAACTCCAACGGAAAGAACCGGCTCGACAGGCAGCACGATTGCACCTGACCACGACGCCAGTTCCAGCAGCCATTCCTGCCGAACAATGGCCCGGCCGAGCATGCCGGTCGGGCCATCCAGAAGATCGACCGCTGTGTCGATCCATGCCGCGAACAAATCATCCTCGTGATCGGAGTCCACGCGGCAATGCGCTTTCGCCTCTTCCACGGTGACCGGCGGCGCGGCAGGACCGACAGTTCGCGTAAGCCGCATGGTCAGGACTTCTTGCCCGTATCAGCCTTGGCCTGCGCGGCATCAGCGTCGGCCTTAGCCTTCGCAGCCGCCGCATCGGCATCAGCCTGTGCCTTCGCTTCTGCATCAGCCTTGGCCTGCGCGGCATCAGCGTCGGCCTTAGCCTTCGCAGCCGCCGCATCGGCATCAGCCTGTGCATTCGCTTCTGCATCAGCTTTGGCCTGCGCGGCATCAGCCTCGGCTTTCGCTTCGGCTTCGGCACGCTGACGTTCGATTGCCTCAGCATCAGCGGCGACACCACTGGCGATCAGGCGCTGCGCCGTGGCGTCATCGAAACCTGCGCCCTCACCGGGCTGGTACATCTTCCAGCCCTTCACAAAAATAAGCCGCTTCATTGGGGCAAGCGGTCCATGCCGCCGAAGACGATCACCGCCGACAGGGCGGC